CCATACACATAGACTACCAGAATTCAAAGGAGCATAAGAATGGATTGGCTTAAATCAATTGCGCCCACGATAGCCACAGCGATGGGCGGCCCTCTTGCGGGTATGGCGGTTGAGGCCATATCCAAAGCTATTGGGGTTGACCCTAGTGAAGTACAGAACACCATCAATTCAGGCAAAATGACTGCCGACCAGATTGCGTCCTTACAAACCGCAGAGATTGCCTTGAAAGCTCGGGCGCAGGAGATGGGGCTTGACTTTGAGAAGTTGGCTGTAGCCGATCGTGCAAGCGCCCGTCAAATGCAGATGACCACAGGTAGTTTTGTGCCCCCATTATTGTCAGTTTTAGTGGTGGTTGCTTGGGCGACAATACAGTATTTTCTTTTGACCCATGTTATTGATCCAACCATGCGTGAGTTGGTGGCTAGAGTACTGGGCACTTTGGACGGCGCATTAATGTTGGTTCTTTCGTTCTATTTTGGCTCAAGTGCAGGTTCACAAGCCAAAGATACTATGCTTCATCAATCGAGCCCAACAAAATGACCATACTAACAAAAAACTTCACTCTTGAAGAGCTTACACACACCGATCACAGGGAGTTTACAAATGAACCTAACGAAACTGAAAGAGCAAATCTTGTCCGCCTTGCAAACTTTTTGGAGCAAGTTAAAGAGCTACTGGGTGGCAAGCCGATCATGGTTAACTCAGCGTTTCGGTCAAAAGCCGTAAATGATGCGGTTGGGTCGAAAGATTCCAGTCAACATAGGGTTGGGTGTGCGGCTGACATTCGAGTGCCTACCATGACCCCAGATCAGGTTATACAAGCCATCATAGCCTCAGATTTGCCCTATGATCAATGTATACGAGAATTCGATAGGTGGACGCATCTGTCTATTCCTACAAACCCAAGTGACAAGCCCCGTAAGCAAGCATTAATTATTGATAAAAGTGGTACTCGAATCTACGCTTAAATCTTGTTTGAAAGCTTGAGTGGGGATAAAATACACGCAAATAGGAGGCGTAAATGGCTCAAGTAATGACTTACAACAGTCTTGTAGATAACATTCAAGTCTATCTTGAGCGTACAGACGCCCAAACCATATCCTATATCCCCACTTTTATCATGTTGGCCGAGCAAGTTATTGCAAGCCAAATCAAGTTTTTGGGTAATTTGTATGTGGCAGAAAGCGCCATGACAGCCAATACCGCCATTATTGCCAAACCAACTGACTGGCACAAGACGGTATCAATGAACATCACTGTAAGCGGAGCATCTCAGCCTGTTTTGCTCAGAAAATACGAATACTTAAAAGAATATAACCCGAATGCAACTACAGGCACTGGCGCACCACTTTACTATTGTGATTACGACTATACGCATTGGTTTGTCTCACCCACGCCTGACCAAGCGTACTCTTTTGAAGTACTTTACTACCAAAGGGTTCAACCATTAGACGCATCCAATCAGACCAATTGGTTCACCCAATACGCCCCACAAGCGATTCTTTTTGGTTCTTTACTCCAAGCTATGCCATACCTAAAGAACGACCCTAGAGTCGCTATGTGGCAACAACAGTACGATCTGATCATGTCTACATTGACCAACGAAGACAAGTTGCGTATCGCTGATCGTCAAGCTATTGCGGTGGATGCATGACATACAGTACACCATTCCAAGGCTCTGCAGGCTCCTTTACTTCCCCGTTTACTGGGGACGTCATTCAGCCAACAGACGTCTCATACCTTAATTTATCATTAACGACAAACACCAATTTGTTGTGGCCAGTATCGTCAAATACGACAGGTGTGTATGCCGCGAGAATCATGGATGTCACCCCATCTACGACGGGTTTGGGCTTGTATATGCCACCCGCGAATCAGACGTCTTTAGGGACTGATGCATTCATCAGGAACTTAGGGTCTAGTACTTTCACGGTTTACGACAACAGTGGTGGAACAATTGTTGCTATAACTGCAGGCCAGACAAAGTACATATACCTCACCGCAAACACAACTGTAGGGGGCACATGGGCGAATATTGCGATTGGTGTGGGTACATCAGCACCAGACGCTACAACGCTTGCAGGGTACGGTTTAGAGGCTTTATCTAACACTTTAAATCAGACGCATCCTGCGGCCTCATTCACCACTGGATACACGTTTCTAGCCTCAGATCGAGCACAAACAAAAGTGTGGTCTGGTGGAGTTGGTGTGGCCACTCTTCCTTTGGCTTCTACTTTAGGAAACAATTGGTTTTTCTTANTGAAAAATAACGGTTCTGGAACTATGACGATCAGTACGTCAGGTTCAGATACGTTAGATACCAATACCAACAAAACTTATCAGCCCAATGAATCTTCATTTATTGTGTGTGATGGCACTCAATTTGTGACTGTTGGTTATGGAGTTTCTAACGTATTTACTTTTACGGCCAACACGTTGCCAGTAACTGCAGGAACTTATACCCTTACGACAACTCAATCTTCTAGCGTCATTCAAGAGATTGTTGGAACACTAACGGCTAATGTAATCGTTGTTTTTCCTCAAGTTGTTGCTCTTTTGGTTGTTAGTAATCAAACTACTCCTAATGGGCATACTGTAAGCATCACAACTGGGGTAGGAAATACTTACGTAATACCTGCAGGTCAACAAGTTTCATTGATCTGTGATGGAACAAATTTTTTTAATGCCAACACAACCCAAGCGGGTACAACCTCTCTTTCTATGGTTGACGGTTCTGCGGCAGTGCCTGCCATTAACTTTTTGAATGAAAATAACACTGGTATTTTCCGCCCTGGTACTGGCCAATTCGGCATTTCCATCCTAGGCACAAACAAATTCTTACTTGATGCAAGTGGCATCAACTCGGGGACGTTCTAATGACAATGCTCAAGACTTATGCGCTAGTCACTAAACCGGGCATCCAACGGGATGGAACGCTCACGGACTCCATGAACTACAGGGATGGCCAGTGGGTTAGGTTTCAACGTGGACGCCCTAGAAAAATCCTAGGCTACAAAGAGATAACAGCCTACCTTGCAGGTCCATCACGAGGCATTTATGTCAACCCACAAAATGGATTTACTCAGGTTTTTTCTGGTTATTCTGACGGTGTTCAAGTTATTCCGATTAATAGTATCGGNNTTGGCTCTGGCNTTACTGATTTTNTTATGTACGGCTTTGTTGCCAATTCTAATAATTTGTGGCAGTTTGATACTTTTTTTGATAGTACTGGTGCAGGAAACAATCTACTCTTAGGCCATGCAGGTCAAAATCTGACGGCAATCGATAGCACAGTCAATACCAGGCCCCTAGCAGGCCCGATGAATGGCTATATAACGGTCACAGCAACGATTGCATCAGGTAGCCCTACCATTACCCTATCTTCACACAATTCTTTTATTGTGAAGGGTTTAGTGATTACTGGCACAGGTATACCTGCAAACACATTTGTGGTCTCAAACAATGGTTTGACCATCACAATGACGGCCAATGCAACAGCAAGTGCAACAGAAGTGTTGACTTTTACTGGATACGAATTGAGTCCGATTGGTGTTTTCACTCAAACCGTTAACACAACAAACGGTAGTGTGACAGCAGTTATGGACTATCCGTTCACCAATGAATTCATTATTGGGGCAGGTCAAACGGTTACAGGAACTGGAATCCAAGCGGGAACGACTGTTGTAAGCGTCATTACAAACACAATCACGTTGTCTTTGCCTGCTACCGCAACCACTGGAACTACCCTATCAAGCGTGGCTGTAACAGGTACTGGTGGGCAGTGCTCTTGTACAGCATCGACTTTGGCTGTTGGACAATCAGTTTATGTAACTGGGACAAGTACGGGTACTGCGACAGGTATTTCTGCGGGTACTTATTACATCATTGCCACCAACGGAACGACGACTTTTACTTTGTCGGCATCATATCAAGGCAATGCATTAACTACTACAGCAGGTACAACAGTTGGACTTGTTTTTGTAGTCAACACACCTGTAACCTTGACATTTGACAACAATTTGTCTATTTCAGGTGGTATTGTTACCTTACACCCATATGTGTTTATTTATGGTGACAATGGTCTAATTCAGAACTCTGGTGCAGGGAACATTAACGATTGGGTTTCTGCTACTGCCAACGCCAATAATGTGTCTGCATCAAAGATTGTGCAAGGTTTGCCAGTTCGTGGTGGTTCTAACGCTCCATCAGGGCTATTTTGGTCTCTAGATAGCGTTATTCGCGTGTCTTATACACCTACAACAGTTACTACAGGAACGACTGCCGTATCTTTNTATTGGAGATATGACATTATCACAAGTCAATCTTCNATACTATCGTCTCAGTCTGTTATTGAGTATGACGGTATTTACTATTGGGTTGGTGTTGATCGGTTTATGCTCTACAACGGTGTTGTTAAGGAAAACCCTAACAACATGAATCAAAACTACTTCTTTGACAATTTGAACTATGCTCAACGTCAAAAGGTATACGCTACAAAAGTGACGAGATATGGAGAGATTTGGTGGTTCTTTCCCAATGGTCAAGATGCAACGGAATGTAACGATGCAATCATCTATAACGTGCGAGAGGCCACTTGGTACGACGCAGGCCAAGCCGTTGGAGCACAAAGGTCAGCAGGCTACTTCTCTCAGGTATTCCATTACCCAATCAACTCCAGTTGGGACATCAACCAAGTCACAGATGGGGCTAATGCGGTCACCATCACGACTGGGGGCAGTTCTTATACAAACGGTTCATATGTCAACGTAAACCTCACTGGAGGCTCTGGAACAGGCGCACAAGCCATTGTGATCATTACTGGTGGGGCTGTGACAACCGTCTATATGACAAACCATGGATATGGGTACACAACTGGTGATGTTTTGTCTGCTTCTACTGGTTCTGGTGCAGGGTACATAGGAACAACTGGTTCTGGCTTTACTTTGACCGTAAACACAATAATGAGCTACGTTTCTTTGTATCAACACGAGATTGGTACAGATGCTGTGGCCAACGGTAGTGCTACTGCCATCTTGAGTTACTTTGAGACTAATAACCTTGGTTGGGTNGTCGGNGGTCCTTCTCAGCTAACTNCAGTTGGAGACAATGTTTGGTTCAGACTAGAGCGTCTAGAGCCAGACTTTGTTCTTACTGGGAACATGGATATGTACGTCACTGGTCGTCCTTTTGCACAATCTACAGACCAAACAACTGGTCCGTACACCTTTAATCAAGCAACAAACAAACTTGACTTGAAGGAACAAAGACGTGAGATGCGCTTGAAGTTCGTATCCAACGTAACTGGCGGTAACTACCAACTTGGTAAGCTATTGTTGGGTGGCGATACGGGAGATGTACGTGGCTACTAATGCTCTCAATACTCAAGCGCTTATTTATGATCCAAGAGGTCACACGTTTGAATCATGGGCATCATTGATGTGCGAGGCTTTTGCATCTCAACAAATGGAAATTCCTATTCACACAACTACATGGCAAGGTTGGGCGGTTGGAATGGTATCAGTTGGATTATTCAATAATGAAGCTATTCCTGATCCATACCAATTTGACACGTGGGATTCTTGGGCAACGGCCGCAGTTGGCGCTTTTAATCCGAGAACATAATGAGTTCAACAGACGATCTTGTTAATCAATGGTTTACAAACAATCCTGGTGCATCACAGCAGGATGTGGCTAATGCTGTCCAGGCATATGGTGGATTGA